CACCGCCCGTGCCGGGCGCCGCTCCTGTGACGTTCGTCACAACACTGCCGACCCTCTGTCCCACACCCATGTCGAACAGAAAGTCCGCCCGCGCGATGCGAAGCTGATTCGGAAACTCCGCAACTGGCCCGGACTCAACCCTCATCAACTGTACGGCGCCGTTTTCGGTGTAGTTGGCGCTATCGATCCAAAGCAGATTGCCGCTCTGGTTGTCGCCCATCAGCCATTTGTCGAATGCCGGATGTCCACCATCCCCACGCCAACGGCCAAAATTGCCGCTCGATTGCAGCGACCAACGCTCGTTCCACTTCTGCGTCGTCAGATTGAATTCCCACGTCCATAAAGGCGATGACAATATCCAGAACTTTTTGCCGGCGAACACTACCGTTCCAGCTTCCAGCTTATGACCGGCACGAACCGCAGCCTCGATCAGCCTTTCGAGGTCGGGAGGCGACACCTTCTGAGGCTGGTAACTACCTGGGGCAGCAAGATAGACACCATAGTCCTGCGCTGCCCACATCAGCATCGAAAAGCCGGTTTCCCAGCCCGCGATCGCATTGGGTTGGAGCAGGCCATATTCGAGCACGAGCAGACGCGCATATGGAAACGCCGGAGCCACGCCCGCGGCGTCCTGCCAGACCTCGCAAGAACCCGTCGTAAACAACCACAGCGTTCCCGAATAGGCGATACCCCGCAACAGCACCACGTCTGACTTGGCCTGCGCCGTGATGAATGTCTGCGAATTGATGGCGCCGACTGAATTGAGCGGAGAAGCAAAGCAGCGACCATCCGCGATGGTGTAGAAAAAATAGCCGTCCTGAAAGCATACGCTGTTCGGTTGAGGGAGATTTCCACCCCCGTTATAAGAGGCCGGTGCTGCCGGAACTCCGCCGCTCGTCAGCAGATAGGCGCCATTATCGATATCGACCGCCACCACATCGGGCGCAGGCCGCACCTGATTATGCGCGATCGATACATGCTGCGTTCCCGCTAGCGCTCCGAGTGATGTCATTACGCCAGAACTGGACGCCGTGTAGACGTTGGACCATACCTCAAAACTCAGATTTCCGACTAATAGCCCACCCCTATAGCTACCACCTACCTCTGCTGTGCTTCCTAGCAGGGACAGGCCCGGTGATCGACGCCAGACCTGCTCGGCCGGGCCTGTCTTACGCGACGCTTCACCTAGAGGTTCGGCATAGCAGTTGATCAGCCGGCCACCGCTTTCCTGTGGATTGGCACCCGGAAAGGTCGAGAGCGGGAACGGGATTGCTACGGGAGCGCCAACGTCGGGCATAGTCAGAAATACTCGACCCGCAGCACTTCGCCCGTAGGCCGCCCGCGGTTCATCTGCTTGAGCGACTTCGCCGCCGCACCGCCGCCAACTGGCACAGGCCCGGCGCCGCCGAGACCCTTGTTCACCATATCGGCGAGCCCTGGTCCGTTCTGTCCGAACTTCTCAGCGCATTCGCCCGCAACGATGTCGGCGAGGTCTGAGAACCATGCCCCGGGGATATTGTTGATGTCCGCCACATAGATGATTTCGAGGCCAGCAAGCTTGCGGACGATCGAATCCAGCTTCTCCGTGACGTATAGCGAGTCCTCAGGGTCGGTAGGTTGCCCGGCCGATCTAACGCCGAGGTTAGCCAGCGTTTCGTCTACGAGTTCCGCCTGCGTGCGATAGGGAGATGTGGCTGGCATGTTATGCCGCGTCCTTCACCTGTTCCTTGCGGCCCTCGAGGAACGGCGCCAGGTAGGAAATATCCTTCTCCACGCAACCGCAGCGATCCCGTAGCTCCTGCTCGCCGTCCCAGCGACGCACGAGCTGATCAAGCGATGTGGATTTGCGAATCCAGTCCAGCGCGTAGCCACGGTATTCGTCCGCATCGCGTGGCAGTTTGGCTTCAGCCGCCTTGCGCGGTTCTCTCACACCATCGACTGAGAATGCCGGATTGGTGCGCAGGATGTCCACCATGGACTTTTTTACTTCCATCCCCTTCGATTGCATCGTGCCATCTATATGAAAATACTCCTTGCGCTCCGGGTAGGAAATCGTCTTGCTCAGCAGAAGGTTGACCGGCACGTTAGCTTTGAACTTGATGCCATTCATAGTCATCTCGCCAGGATCGCCTTCTCCTGGATGCCAAACCACCTTCGCAAAGCCGCTCGGTGCCGTTTCCGTCTTCACGTCTTCTCTTGCCATGTCTAAGTCCTTGTGTGGTTGAAGGAAGTCGGCGGCGGCCCAGGAGTGAACCGCGGAAGTTACATCCGGGCCGCCGCTTTACGATAGCCCTTCGGTGCCGCCCGGAGGGACTATCGATCGGTGATCTACGAAATAGCGGCTGCACGCCAGTCGTTGTTGGTCTTATCGAGGATGAAAACCCCCGCTTGCTGCGTCGTCAGCGCAAGCGCCGTGTTAGCGACACCGTTGATGCTGCCGCCGACAAACGGAAAGACTTGGATCGTGTTTGCCGTATCGTTTAAGACCCAGTGCATTTCTTCCGCGCAACCCGTCAGAGCATCTGGCAATATCAAACTTCCATTTGATGTGGATTTAGTGACGCGCATCACATCGGTTTTGATTGCTGTAGCGGCAGCCTGTGCGTTCGCCGTGCTGGTGGTCGCCACGTCATCAAGATTGTGTTGTTTCTTTCCAAGATGATCCCGCAGAGCAAGGATAACGTTGCTGCTCATGATGATTTCCTCAGTTGAAGACCACGATGGCTATTTTCAGGGTGCCATTGAAGGCATTGGCGGAATGGATATTCTGCACCACGATCGAGGCACTGGTGTCGGCGGCGGTTACGCTGGCTACAGTAGGTGTGCCGGCAGTGTTGCTACCATTTCCTACGCTCACCTGCACAAGGCTTGACGGACTGATTTCCTGAGCATTGAACGTGAGCGTATAGGTGGCTCCCGCGGCCGTCGTCAGCGACGCCGTTGTCACCATTGCGCTATCCGTTCCCCCATTAGCAACGCCGCCCGCAGTTGCCGTCAATTGCTGCGGCGTAATCGCAAGCTTGAACGCAATACCAGGCGAGACGGATAGACCGAGTGCGCATATGATCGCGATAACCAGCCAGCGTTTCATAGCTTCCTCTCATCGTTCACAAAGTTGATTTCGACGCCAACCGGATCACGGAACGTGTGATCGAATGGAAACATTCGTTTCGCGCTCAGAAACAACGGAAACGCGATGTCAAGCGATGGCTCTTTTGCGGCCCGCGCGAACTGCCATTCTGCCATGGCCAACCTCCCCGACAAGACTAGGGAGATAGCGAGTAAGGTAACCCGCAGCGCAAACCCCAAAAAAGGCAGTAGCCGGCTTATGGAATGGAAATTCAAAGCACGCCTCCACGGCGATCCCGATCAGGATCAAGCCTGCGCTGAACTTGTTACCAGACACCACATGATCAGCCAATAGAAGATCGTCTTTTTTCGTTTCGGTTCCATAAGCGGCCCTCATCAGCATGAACGCAAAGATGGTGAATAACCCCAAGCCCACCCATCCGGTCTCGAACGCTATTTCAAGAACTTCGTTGTGCGCGTGCTCCCACAACAACCCTAGCGGACGCGCATCGGAATTGTTTGCAAAGAACGCGAAGAATGCGCCAAGACCTTTCCCAAACGGAGTGATGTTTTCGGCTGTCGCCCGCCAATAAGCCAATCTGTCGCTCGTGCTGGCGACGGTGTGATATTGGGACATCACGATCAGGATCAGCGCGACCACAACGGCAAATCCGACAGTTTGCGCCCGTGATCGTCGCCACCACATCACCGCCAGAGGAACCGTCAATCCAAGCAATGCGCCGCGGGCGCCTGTGAGCAGCAATCCTGGCGCCACTGCCGGAAGCCAGTACCATAATCGCTCCGATATCAACGCAACCGCAACCAGCGCGCATATTTCTGCATAAAAGTTGCGATTTGCGAAGAGCCCGGAGGGGCTCGACCACTCCGCCAACCCATGCCATCCAAAAAACTGCGCAATCGCGATGATGCCTGATAGCGCCAACCCGGCCGCCATCGCGATATAGAGCGGTCTTAGGTTGTCCTGCATCGACCCGAGACAAAACACTACTGCCAACAGCAGCAGCTTCCATCCCTCGGCAATCGTATCATCCGGCCATGCCGACCACGCCCAAGTCATCAGCGCCCAGAGGACGAACAGACCGCCCGCAAGATGCGCTGCCGTGACGCGGATCGGTCGATTCGTGAACGCGAGCATACCAACGCCGAGCGTCCCCATCACGATCCAACGCGGCGACGAGGCGGCGCCCATGGTCTCCGGCCAATACGCAACACTGACCAGAAACCCCAGCGCCGCCACCATCATGTTTGGATGCCTCAACAAGCACCAGCCGTCGCTCCCAACGGGACCGGAGCGCACGAACCATCATTCGGTGCGAAGTATTCAAGGATCACAATGGCCTGCCCTTGTGTTGCGTTGGTGCCGCCTGTCGTCCACTTCCAATACAACTCAAAGCCGCCGTCCCGTCCTGTCGGTGTCGCCCCGGAGCCCGTCACCGCAACACCTAGATTGGGCGACAGGATCGTGAGCGCGGCGCCGTTGCCGGCCGTGTGGATGCTCTGGGCCGCCACCAGTTCATTCGCGTTCGTGGAACTGATGCCGATCGACAAGCTATCCGCGGTGCCAGAGTTGAACGGGTTGACGACCTGCTGATAGGCCCTGACCACAAAAGCATTGTAAGGCAGGGCACCCACTCTCACCGTGCATGTACCGGCATTGGTTGCCGACAACGTGCACGAGTTGTAGTTGACCACAAACCGGATGTAGTGGGTCTGCTGCGTATTGAACTGCCGCGGCGGAAACACCCGCAACTGATCCTGGGCGAGCACGAACGCACTGCCGCATACCGCAGCAAGAGCGACCAGCCCCCCGACGATTTTCATGTAGATGGTGCGCATGGTGTTAACCTTTCGGTGGATGGGGGTTACCCAACCGGCTATCGGACGTATCGTACGCGATATCAGCTCGCGATTGGCACATCATGAATAAGCCGGTAAGGTGGTTAAGTGTCTGAAGCGGAAGCGAAAAATCCTGTAAATGTGCCCCATTCCTTATAGTTCCCCGCAGGGTTAAGTTTCGCAATCTTCTTGAGGCCGTAGGCCATCATGACACCGACGCCCCGGAAGAACTGATAGTCGTCCTCCTTCAGGAACGTGGGCTGTGGCATGCGTCCCCAGCACCATGCCATGGCGGACTGCCCGCACATGAAGACCGGAGCTATCTGGATCGAGGAACCGCCGGCGGTCGTGTAGAACAGCGGAAGGCGGACATCCATCTCGGGAATTTCCCGGATGATGATGCCGTTGTAGAGCAGGTCGCCGTCCTGGAAGAGCGGGTTCTTGTCGAGCCCATCGCCTTCACGAGGACGAGCCTGCGTGTTGGCGTTGATGATGGTCGTATCGGATTGAAGATCGCGGAAGCAGTTCGGCCCCGCGAACACCACGAAGTATTCTCGACCGTTCTTGAGCTTGTAGGGCCGGATGCGGGGGTTAGCCTTTTTCGCCAACCGCTTCATCTTGAGAAGCGCCGCCGCCGATAGTGTCATGCCCGACGTGATGTTGCCCATCGCGGTGGCGAACACCGTGGAGATATTGCCGGTCGAGCCTCCGATCAGAACACGATCAGAGTTGTCAACAATCCACGTATTGCGCTGGCCCGGGGTGGCTGTATCAAACAGCGCACCATTGACGCGCTGGCCGAATGTGGAGCCAAGCCCGGTGGGCGCCGTGGACGCCAGCGGGATCGCGTAGAACGCATCGATGATCTCGTCGCGCTGAAGTTCCTTGCCCCAATCTTCCAGCAGCGGCCGCGCTTGGCCGAAGAGGTCGATCGAGGACTTCTGTTCTTCAGACTTCGGGATTTTAACGGCGTTTCTGGCCCAATCGATCCAGGCCCGATCGCCGTAGTTGTCGATTGCCTCCTCGTTGCCGACCAGCGTTCCGGTCGCGATCGCCTGGCCTTTCAGGCGCGCGATGAGCGGAATGTTGATCTGCTCGCCGCCGTTCTTCAGGTCATTGATGACCCGGATGATGGCGGTCATTTCCGTCCCGATGTAGGGACTGTAGAGGTTCTGACGGATGTATTCTCGTGTGACCTCTTTTCTGAAGACAATCAGTTTATTATTTACGGCAACTGTGGTCAAAGCCATGGCCCATTCCTTTCGGGGTCACGGCTGAATCTTCTTTATCGGCAGTCGGAAGCGTCAGCCTTTAGCGGGCGGCGCCGTATCGGAAAATAGATCCTTCGGAGCCGTCCAACATTTCAGGGTCTGCGGTGCGCTGGACATTGGAGCCCGTAGCGCTGTTAAGAGATGGAAGACGCTGTGCCGGTCTGAATTCCTGGCGTGGTTGTGCTCGGCCCATTCCGTTCTGCGGAGCGCGTTGCTGCCGCTGCTGGATACGCGGAGCGAGTTGTTCGTAGACTTGAGCGCGATACTCTTCACCGCCGTTGCGGTCCCACCAGTCGAACAAGGCTTTTGCCGGGTCGGGCGCGTTGTAGATGCTGCGCACGGTGGCTTGGTCTCGTGGACTGCGGGGATCGAGGGCAGTCAGGCTATTGTAGGCCGCCTGGAATTCGAAGGCGCGTTCACCTCGAGCCGCATCGGCAAGGCTTTGGTCAACCCGCTGGGCTTCCCGCTGCTGCTGCTGTTGCTGAAACGAGTTCAGACGCTCTTCGATCCGGGCATTTGCCCGGGCTGTAGCCTGCTCCAATACCCACGCCTCATACCTCTCCGGCTCCGCAAACATGTCCGGTTTCGGGGCAGGGGCTTCGGGTTGGCGGGGCGGCGGTGCATTGACGCGAGCGGAGAGTTCGGCAAGCCGTCCATTGTATTCCGCAATGGTCCGCTCGGCGGCCAGAAGGCGTTCCTCAGCCTCCCGAGCCCGAGTGGTGGCTTCCCTTAGCCTTGACGGCGGAACAGCGGGCTCGCGGTCACGGAACTGGCCACGCTGATCGCGCGGCTGTTCTTCGACCTCTTCGCCCTCGTCATCGCCTGCGGCCTCTGCGGTTTCGGCTTCTTCGCCGTCTTCGCCTTTGGCCGCCTCTTGGCCCTCGCTCTCGGCTTCCTCTTCGGCTTCGTCGGATTCCTCCGGCTCGCCTTCGAGGCCATCGCCCATATCTTCGAGCGACGTGTCACCGTCATTGTCCAACTCCTCGCCTCCGAGCGCATCGGTGAAGATTTCATCCTCAGTCGCTGCGACGGCTGCGTTGAGCGTAGTCTGGTATTCGCGCTCTGATGTTTCCGCCTTGTCCGCGGATGGTTGTCGTGTTGCCATGAAAACAGACCTTTCAGCTTCCCGGTTTCGTCGGGACTACGACTATCTCGTATCGTGAGACGGACGACGCCCGTAGCGATGCCGGCGGCGCATTGCTCCGTTTCGTGGAGCGGACGACGCGAGGAAGATAGCGAGCCCTCGCAGGCTCACGCCGCTTTCGTGCGGCGCGGACGATTGGTTACCAATGATAAGCCGTGATCCGGTGCGAGATAGTGGCCGCAATCCAACTCACCGATGTCGTCAACGGCCCTGGACAATTCATGCCCTGCCCTGCTGGAACCGGGATCGAGGTTCCACCCGATGCCGCAACGGCCGCCTTGCCGGTGAAATCCACCCAAATCTCTTCTGCGGCTGCGATGTTCTGATCGGCCGCCGTTGTCGGATTGATGATGGCGCACTGGCGCGTAATTTCTCCCGCAGCAAATAGCGGCTGCGCTGTGCCACCGGCAGCAAGGATGGCTGGCGTCCCTGAAACACCGGATGGAACTGGCGTAACAGGCACCTGCGCCCATGCGACAGCGATCATCGCTGCGATAACAGCGATCGCCCCAGCAATGCGTCTCATTTCTCCGGCTCCGATTCGTCTGGCTCGAATTGCTCAAGCGTTGGATTCCATTTTTCAGGAACCCATTCACCCGTTTTTGGCGACCTCATAACAAATCGCTTTTCCATGCAATCCCACACACCCATGATCCGATCAGAAAGCGGATGCAAAATAATATCCATCGGTCTGGGGCGCATCTTCGCGCAATATCTGCGTCCCTTTCGTAGAACCATTTCGTCAAATGTTTCCATGCTATCTGGCTCCCGATTGCGCCGGCTGCTTCGGACGCGCCTTCATAGCCTGCCGCCTAGCAGCGTGCTCGGCCTGCCGCGTGCGATGCTGCTCCTGCAACTCGCGCATCTTGTAGGTGTGATCCGCCGCAGCCTGCACCATTTCCATACGTATCTGTTCACGCTCGGCCTGTGCCTTCTCGCGCTGCAGCTGAGCGTCCTGCTGGCGGGCGAGCGCATCCTGCTGAGCGTTCGTGATCTCGGCCTGTGCCGCCATATGGGCCACGGCCGTCTCAGCCTGGCTCTTGGCCTGCGCCGACTGGGCATCGATCTGCGCCTTCTGCAGGTCGATCTGACCCTTCTGCTGGGCTACCTGAGCCTGCACTTGTGCCGCTTGCAGCTTCGGATCAGGCTTCTGCTGCTGCGATGCCTGGGCCAGCTTTTGCTCGATGTTCTTCTTGAACGAAGACGGCAGCGGCATGAACTCCAACTTGATCTGCCATGGGATGGTCGGATCGTCCTTGATGCTGTTGTAGGTGTCCTGCATCAGGTTCTCGACATCCGGCCCCTCGTCCATCGTGATCTCGACATTGAGATTGCCAATCATGTTGATGAGGACGGGCTGTCCCCACTGATCCAACTCCATCCCATTGATCTGGATGAACTGTGCCACGTTTTGATTGTCCGTGACCCTGATCCAGCGTTCGGCCTGCCACGTCCGTTTCGCGATGTTCCATACCGCACGGTAAACTCTGATCTTCCAGGCGCGGTAGTTGCGCAGGAACGTCCCCAACTCGGCGATACCAGCCTTCTGCAATAGATTGATGGCAACGCCCGAGTGATCATCCACAACCCCACCCATCAGGGCAGGATTGATGTTCACGAACGAATCTATCTCCTGTCGAGCATCCTGCATCAAGGCGAGTTGCTGCGCCAAGTCCGCCGATGTGTCATCCGGCTTCGGCGGATCGAACCCCATATTGTACTCGACAAATCCGTCCGGTCGCGCATATTCGCGCCTGGCCGTCTCCACGCTATCAACTGCACCCTTCTGGGCTAGCAGCCTCGTCACATTCGACATGAACAGCGCCTTGGAGCGCCGTTGGTTTAGTTCGTCCTGTGGACCTTTGAGATTGCGCACGAACCCATATCGATCGCCATCATGATCCACCGCGGCCGAGAACATGATAAAGCGTGACATCGACTTATTGCGCTCGTCCAAGAACGGCGAGACACCCTGCGCCAACAAAATCATCGAACAATAAAACGCCCAGTACCATTGGCCTTTGTGCCGATACCAGTGCTCGACCAGCCGCAGCCGCTTTTCGTTGACATAAATCCACTTGAATTCGATATCCGCATGCGTCGTCAGGTCAAAGCCCGTCTCGACCATGAGCGTGCGAAGTTCTTCCTCACGATCGGGGAAAAGCTCAATCGCGGCCTCAACATCAAGCCATTTTGCCAACCCATGATAACGGCCATCCGAAAAATCCGGCTTACGGGAACGCGGATCATAAAAGTAATCATCCCCGTAGACGAAATCCATGCCCACATCCGGGTCTTCATGGTCGCCCTCGATCAGTTTCAACTCAACGCCGCCGATGCCCTCGATCCCAGCTTGCCCAGCACAATACGGATCGAGAAACTGCCAGTCGTTGCCCTCCAACACCGACCGTACAGTCTGCGTTGCAATCTCTGCACCATCCGCATTCTTCGGGTTCTTCGGATATGCCTTCGGGTCTTGCCGAAGCCGCTGGATCATCCCGACGATGCTATCAATCTTTCGACCAGTGCGATTGAACGTGATGATCGGTTGACGGCGCTTGCGAAGCACCTCGATCTCTTCCGGCGTCCATTGAGCGCCGTGGTAGTAATGGCGAGACTGCTTCTGTTCCTCGTACTCGGGCACCTTGGCGGTCAGGTAATCGATGTATTGCTGGCGCAATCGCGATACCGGCCAGAAGCCCTCGTCATCACCTGAGAAGTCGAAATCGTCCGGGGCGTTCGTTGACCACGAACGGCCGAGCGTTCCGTCGCTGGAATGAACGTTTTCTCGTCTATTAACGGGCATTATTTGATGTTCTTCTTCTGATTGTCTATCTTCACAACCCTAAAGCCAGCCTCGAATAACCTCTCTCGTATTCTCTCGCCATCCCAATTCTCATTGCCATCGGACAAAATTGCGTCCACAATCTCATAATCGGCCGGGTCTACGATCGGAAGCACCTTGACCTTAATGCTACGTATCTCTTCCTCGGTCCACATCAGGCATTGATCCTCAGATATTCCGGCGTGCCGACGAGCGCCTGCCGGCGTTCACGCCACGTTTCCAGCACAGGACGAAGCTGCTCCGGGTGATTATAGCCTTCAGCTATCATCTTGAGCACGATCACAGCGCCGTACTCGTGCACGAGCGCGCGGAAAGCGGGCCGTAGATCATCGATCAGCCGCATAACTGCGATGGAGTCGTTCACTGCCGACCAGCCGCCACTTCGCAGAAGAATGCGTTGATCTCGTGCATCATAGCGTCAACGCGGTTGCTGTCGTCAGCCGTTAGCGTGTCGGGATCGCTCTCGTCCAGCGTGTCGGAATACACGAGACTGTCGAGCAGCGTCTTGGCACCCGCGTAAAAGAACCGCTTCATGCACTTGACAGTATCGGGATGCGTCTCAGGTGGGACGTTCTGCTCAAGGATATTGCGCCACGCAGTATCGATGACCTTCGATACCGTGACGGTTTTGGCTTCGTGCCCGGTCATGGGCGAAGTCCCAAACGATACAAAGTTGCCAAAGAGCGGTTGCCGAAGTTTGGCGCACCCAATAATGAGGCATCATCAACTTTGCGCAACATTCCAACGGTTGCGTCTCCTTCAAGATTGGCCGCATATAAAATTCTGTTACGCATTCCTTTGGACATCATGTCGATGTCAAACACCTTCTTGAGAGGAAGACCATCTGCAAACCGGAAAGCAGCCATCATGCAGATTCCTTCCGCTGGTTTTTCTCTCGATTGTTCATAAACATTTGTACCGCTTGGGCTAAAGAGAGGTTGTGTTTCTCTATTAACGCGTTTAAAACATCGGCCTTTTCCTTCGTCGCATAGAAGTAGTGGCCGTCGCGACCCGTCACAATAGCCGTGCGATCGTCCATCACGCATTCCCCATCGGCTGAATGAACCCGAGCCGCAGCCCGGTGCGGAGCAGCACAGACTTCACCGACACATCATGCATCTCGCCAAGCTGGTAAGCCAGCGTAACGCCGGAGGTCGTTCGCAGGAAGTAGCGCACGATCCGTTTCATGTTTCCACTTTTGGCGGGTTAAATACAGCAGCCCATTCTTCCTCTGAATGAGCAAACGGCCCGACCTTCGCCGCTTTCATCCGTGCAATACAGTCATCCGACAGCACTGATGGATCGCGCGTGCGCTGTGCCAACTTATGCAATTCTTCGCGGGTCATATTGGTGATAGCGCCGTCCACGACTTTATAGCCCTGATTTGCCAGAGCGCAGTGGAACCCCGGGACATGAATGGGTTGCATGCTTTTCCTCATGGATAGGCCAGCACCGCTGCCAGCTTGGCGGTCTTCGGCTCGCTCTTGCCGCCCAGAGCCTTCACGGCGCTCGCCAGCCGCGACTGCGGGATATAGATTTCCTCGCAATGGCCGGTATGCTCACCCTTATTGTTGAACTCCTTCATGATGCAAACGCCTTCGGTGGAATAATCCCCGCTCTTCCATGCTTTCATCAGCCGCTCGGCGCGATGATGCGTCACGACGGCGATTAGGCCAGGATATTTCTCCAACGCATG